TGGGGACAGTTCTCCTATATACCAATGATCCATAACTAGGAGATCCATACGCGTGGCAACTGCTGTCCACGACTTGTGATACTTACGTCCTCCGAAGTTATCGGAGAAATACTGCTTAGCCATATCAAGGGTTTTATCTCCCTTAATATCTTGCGCATTTGCAATCTGCACGTTATACATGAGATTGGACTGCGCGAATGCCTGCTCAGGCGGACCATACCAAATGCCGGACTTGATGCTGTCTGCATCAGGGCCGAGTGCGCGGCCGAGCAACACTTCTGCGCGCTGCGCCAATCCCGGGGTAATAGCAGCGCCGCCCAGGTTAATGGTCGGGGTGCTCAAACGTCCAGGGTACGCATTACGGTTCAACCCACCGATGACGCCGGTGTTGCTGTTCACGTCCCATGCACGAATGCCCAGGATCGAGTTGCCAGCGCCGTACGTCGCTCCGGAAACCACGATGTAGTCAGTCACGACCACGTCAGAGGGGAGAGCGGTAGAGAAGAACAGGGTGTTGCTAGGGCCGTCAGAGTACGAGATGGTTGCGTTGACACGTCCACCACCGCTACGAAGCACTCCACCGACACTGTAGAACTGAACCACTTGCTGATCGGTGAACGCGACAGCCACGTTGACGCCAGTGATGCTGGCAGTCTGTGCGGCCGGGGTTCCACCGGAGATCACGATGGTCGCAGTGCTAGGAATCTGGTCGATCATACCGGAACCATCTCCGTTGATCAAACCTTCGATACCCTGCATGGCAGCGTCCAAAGAGTTCTTCATCTCCTGCGCCTTAACGGCGAAGAGGCCCTTCTGCTTGCTATCGGTGGAAGCCTGAGCTAGCCACGAGATTTCGCAAACATTGAAAAGGTACACGGGCGCGATGGCGAACGATGCCCACTGCGAACCGGTACCACGACCCATAGAATCGGCGTTGCCGGTTCCCTGGGCGATTGACGCACCGGCCTGAACGCGGAACGGCACGCGGAAGGACGGACGCTGTGTTCCACCAGCGTTAGACTGATTGCTGACTGGAATGTTGGTAGCTTCTGCTTTAAACAAGCTATACTCTGTAGTGCCATGAAAAACCAAATCTGGAATTTCCTTAGCAAACGCGTCCAACTCTACTGCTTCTACTGCTGCCTCAACTAAAGGCATTTTGTTGTTTCCTTAAATTAGATTACGCGTTACACTCTGAGTAAGTGTAGCCCACGCATTGCGGGCCTGAGTTCTTTGCTAGTCTTGCCACGTCCGATTCTACGTCTCTATTAATTGCGGCGGTTTGCGCGCCGACATAGGCGGATAGTGTTATTTAGAGTGCTTTCGCACCCTTAATTCTTTTCGTCTTAGGATTTCTTTTTTCCATTGGTGATTATAGCACAATGTTTGAAACCCTTGGGGGTACTCTTCTTTTTCAAGTACTCTGTAGATGTTGTCTCCACTTCCCCTGATACTACGATCTTTTGCCCCATCGTTGTTTATGTGGTCCAAAGATAGCATGTCTGGATCAGTCACAGAACATTCTTCCCAGCAGCAACATAAATAGTTGCCCGGGCCGTAATGGGTCAGCACTCTAATCTTTCGTTTAAAGCTAAGATCTGAAGCCTCATTCGGTTTTCTATCTTTGTACTCTTTGCGTTTGGTCTTTCTAAGCTCTCTATATGTGGGGTCTTCTGCATATCTTTTTCTTCGATAGGCGTTGTACCTAACTAAGTCTCTTCCCATATTTCCCTCCAATAAGGTCGAGTGAGAGGTGTATTGGCACCCCTCACCCTAGCCCAAGGCCGCTAAGCCTTGAGATATTACGTGGTCTGTGTAGTGGCGCCGATATCTTGGCCCTGCACATTGACCGAGGCTCCAGACCCCGCCAACTGAATGGTAACGGTTGCGGACTGTCCAGTACCGGAGATTGCGGTAATAAAGCCCTGGATTGTAGCAGCCTCTGTGATCGCAATCGGTTTCCCGGCGCGATCAGTAGCTGTAGGCACATTAGGAACTGCCATGTTTGTATTCCTTTCTGCAGCTTTAAGGCTACTGCTGGGCCTTTAACTACTTCCTCCAGGTGACGAGTTTCCCGGAAGCCTTCAGATAAGCCTTACCACCAATGTAGTTCAGCTGTTTCGGATCCTTGGTCCAATCGATCTCTTCCCACTTCGGTTTCACCGCAACGTATACGGGCTTACCGGTGGCGATAGAGGTCGCGGTTGCCTTGGCGTCCGCGGATTTCTTAGCGTCAGCTGCGGCAGCTCGGCCGGCAGCAATTCCACCCTTAGCGTAACCTGGATACATCTTCTGCACAGCGTTGCGAACAACGTCGGCCGAAACCTGCTCCAGCTTCTGCTTGTGGTAGGAGATAATTCTGGCTCTATCCGGGTCTTTTGCGGCCCAGAGTGCCTTCATTTGCGCCTGATAGTTCTTGTCGGCCTTCAGTGTATCAAAGAACGACCGCTTGATTTCGTTGCCCAGCGGCATCAGATTCTCTCTGCTGAAGCCTTTGAAAAATGGCATCTTCAGATAATCTTTCAAATCGCTGCCCAACTGGGTGTTGTTAAACTTTTCTTGCTCGCGCGCTACACCGTTCTTAAACTCAGTGGTCTGGTTAGTCTTGAATTCCTCTTGCTGCTTCTGGAAAGCTTTGCGCTCTTCCTCGAGCTTGAGACGTTCCGGACTCACGGCGTCAGCCTTGGACTTTTCTGCCTTAGCTTGCAGATCCTTGTACCATGCGATGCTTCCGGCCGCAATCTTCTTAGCTTCAGCTAGGCCCGCTTCACCACCCTTAGCAAGCGCGGCATTGATGCCTTCCAATACCTCTGGAAGTTCAACCTGCTGCAGTCCTGCCAAGAAGTGCGGAGCAAACACGCTGTAGTAAGCGGCTTGGTCATTAGTCTTTAGAGCGTCCAGAAATGCCGGAGCGATCTTGCCGAGCGCGGCCAAATTGCCACTGCCCTTCAGATCTTCCACGATGTTATCGATCAACTTCGGATCCCCTGCATAGAGCATTTCATCCGAGGCATTGATGGCACTAACTGTTTCTTGCAATTTCTCGAAGCCTTCATGCCCACCGACTGTGTCGATGAAAGCTTTGGCTTCCTTCATTTCCGCTACACCTTTAGGGAACACGGCTTTCGCGGCATTCCAACGCTCAAAGGCGCCGTGTAGTTCTTTAACCACGGCCGCATTTTTGGGGTCCGCGTCACGCAGGGACTTCAGAGCTTGCCGTATATTCTGCGGCGTAGCTTCGTTACCAGGGAGCGCTTCTGCTTTCTCCTTGGGAGTTCCGTCTGCATTCTTTTCTCCACCTTCAGTATTTTCCGTTCCAGATTCTGTAGTTTCAGTAGAAACTTCTGGTTCGGCTTCGGTGCCCTCGGTGGTGGTAGTAGTGTCTGCTGCGGTTGTCGCAGCGGCGGCGGATGCATCTAAGGCCGCAAAATCAATAACTGAGCCTTCTGACATTTCTCTGAGTTCCCTTCTGAGTTCTTAATTCCGATGCCCTAGCGCCTATGGTGGGGCTACTAGGGCTCTCGGTTACTGGCCTTTAAGTGCGGCCGGGATTGCTTTCTTCTGTACCGCTTCGTTGATTTGCTGCTTTTGGTGCTCAGCATAATCATCGGGCGTGGCCTTGATGCCTAACTTTGCCAACATCTGGATGGCTACATTAACGGGCATCTTGTCGATAGCGGCGCTCATGCTCTCCGAAGGTGGTTTATCGGGAGGTGCATTGGCGGCGGCAATCTTCTTGGCCATTGCTGCGTGCTCAGTCCAGTGCAAGTGGATGTTCTCGTACGCGGCGCGCTGAGCGGGGGTTCCGTTTTTAAACTTCTGACCTTCAGAGGAGTTCATCCACTGGAAGCAAACGTCAGCCTCAATAGCGTGCAGCTCGGATTCATCTTGTGCAACTGGAATAGTGCTCACTAGCGGTGGCAACTGTTGAACGTGCTGCTCGAGCATCGTGATCTTATCTGCAGCATCAGGAGGGATTACTTGACCAGCACTTTGTGCGGCAAGAACGCCCGCCCTAGCCTGCTCCAGTACCGCAGTCATTTTGAGGACCTCTGGGTTGGGAGATGGTTCTCCCCTCATTAAGATCTCAAACTCTGATTTCTGCTTGGTGACCGATGTCGTCCCTGGCACCTTGAAGGCCTTCATACGAATGCCGTCTGCTAGTGCCGGCAGATTAGCGGGGCTGAACAGCCACTGCTGAACTGCTGGGTTTGCACTGCTTGCGTCAACTAGTGCCATTAACTTCTGTTCGCGCTGTGCCCAGCTCTCTGGGAATGCGGTATCTGATTCAGGGTAACACGTAACATTACCGGCTAAGTTGGCAGTATTGACTGACACATTGCCGACTCCCGGGATGTTCTGTGTGATGTTCTTCTGATCCCTGCAATCGCGTGCGCATTTTACAGCTTGTCGAGCTGCTTCAGCGAACATGTCCTGAATATTGTTCCACGGACATCCGACCCTTTGCAGGGCTTGGTCACGCTGAATGGCGATACCTCCTACCGTTTCGGTGTTAGTTGCGGCACCGAACAAGGACGGCAGGGCTCCTGATATTTCTTCAGACAAAGCGGTGATGAACCACTTGATGAAGTCAGGCAACGCAGCTTGCGGCTGCGGCGTAGGCTCGACCATGATATATTGGTCTGCGGTAGTTAATCCTGGTTGAGGCAGGAACGGCCCGGTGCTACCAGGGACGTTAGTTTGTGTCTTGATTGCCTCCACATCGAACGCTTCGGAGTTCATCCACTTCTTGGGGATAGTCCGTTTAAAGAAGTCGTCAAGTAGATCGACCCAGTCGTTGATGCGCTTCTGGATTGCGATGAGCGAGGTGCCCATTGCTCTGCGATTTTGTCCCTTACCCGAGGTTGGGTGGCCAATCACAATGTGATCATCCATACTCTCGTTGCGGGCGAAACCGAATTCATCTCCAGCTTTTACCAGTAAAACTCCGTTCGGAAACTTCTCAAACAATTCGGCTCTGACTGCGGTCGCCACAGAATCATCCATGAAGAACGAAGGTCGGAACCATGAATACTTTAAAGTGCAGTGCCGATCCAAAGAATCCCCAGTAACGTAGGCGCCTTGCACTGCTTGGCGTACGTTTTCTCGGGCTATTCGATCAAGCTGAGTGTTAGCATTGCCACCACCGGGTTTAATTTTGTCTGCCATCCAAGGCAGTGTGGCTTTAACTATCGCCACATCAAGATCGAAACTCAACTGCACAAACTGCAT